GGTGGCCCAACTATTGAAGCTGATTAATCTCGTTAGTTGATCGTTTGGATCGACTTTCGAGATCGCTGAACGCGACATGAGCCAATCAAGCCATGTCGGCATCGCAAAACGGCCTTCGGTTGCTGGCTGAGTCAAAAGAACCAATAAGACTTTCAGTCTCCGCGGGACAGCGTCCCAAGGAGCATCAACCTTACTGGCGCCCTTGAAACCGACCCCCAAAGCACGAACAAAGTTCGCTAATGAGCCAGTTGGGTACCATGCTGATAAGGCATGAGCGACACCGGCAGAATGCTGAGCCGCAGCCCAGAACTTTACCGGTAATCCGGAAACAAGTTCTCCTTGGAAGAAGAACTTCTTAGCGAATTCGAGAGTTTTACCTCTCGCCTCTAGGGATTTCGCAACCCCTATACTCAACCCGACGAGTTCACAGAACTTTCTGTACTCCAGGGCGACTCGGTCGTCGGCAATAACTATGTCATCGCCTAAGACCGCATATCGGTCGAACCACTTCGCTTCCCCCGCGCGATAAGCGGCGAATTGCACCATAGCATGATGCGTCAAAGCTAGCATCGCCCAACTTGAAAAGGCTCCCATCGGTTGGCCAACGGCATACCGAAGGTTCCTTCCCTTGCTTCCTAATCCAGCTGCCTTACAGGTCGACGACCCAAGGTAGTAGTTTCGGTTACAAAGTAGGGCTTTCCAAGTTGAGGCAAAATGCCGCCCAAAGAACTGTAATAATAACAGTCCCTGAATAAGAACGGGAAGCCGATCCGTCGCCGCACTTAGGTCAAAAGAATAAATCTTCTGATCAGACTTAACAATCTTCAAAAGCCTTTTCACAGGCTTAAGCTGATCGAAAGTCCCATCTTGAGGGATTTCCCTTAATAAGGAGAAGATCCACTCATGCAGCGGTTTCAAGGCAACTTGCGTCCAATAATCCACCATGGCGAAAACCCGGGCTTTGCCTGCGGGTTCTATCTTTACAGATAGCCGACCGTTAGAGTTAGATCCGTTTGGGTATTCCCTCCGCTTCCTTAGAGCAATCTCCTTAGAGGAGACTGTCTCCATATCCGCTTTGAAAACCCTTACTCCTTTTCTAACCCTCTCCAATACCGCGGACGACAACGTCATCCGTTTTGCGGTTGGAGCGGCCTCCGCCACCTCAGTCATTTGGGTCCACAGGGATTTAGTCGTACCCGTTCCTCCCGGTGTTACCGAGAGATAACGGAACAAACTCCATCCCCATGAACCATCTGTCCACCTCCTTGCGGAGTTGAACCTACAGCCGAATGAGGTCGATGGACCGACTTCGCCTTTTTCCCAATCTACGTTAGGAAGGTCAGCAGAAGACTTCATTATGGGTAGCACTGATGGTCTCCCTAAGACATCGGTCCCAATGTCCAAGAGTTTCTCACCTACATGCACTTCAAGCTGCGGCACGAACCTACTTCGTATGAATACACACCACTCCTTAAGGAAGACCCTCGAAAGAGTCAACCCGGGGTCGGTGATGGTACCAAACTTATACTTCGGTGCGATTAACAGTATCCGATACATGCCCAGTAACGTGAGCCAGAACCGAATGGTGGATCTATCTCCCCTTCGAATGAACGCCCGAGCATGGCTTGGGATCACTCTAGGGAGGTTAGACCCACCGGTGGCCACGGCTACCTTTGAGATCGCTCTCGAAGGAACCTTCAGTTCTGATCCTGGCACACCTTGCATTAGCAAAGTATGCGCAGTTTTCAAGTACTGGACTAGCCCTGGAACACCTTGCTTACGTACCATAATCGCAACCCATTTTGCGAAGGTCGCTAATTGGATGATCTTACTTCGAGAAGGCCTACCTGACACTAATCTTGCCCATGAAATCATGGGCTCCATTAGGTGTCTCCAGACTTTTAAATCTGGACGCCAATGGGCTAGTTTCGCACTAACTCTAAGGTTTTCAATCTTGAGTAGTTTGAAGAGCATTTTAATTTTTATTATTATTATTAATTTGCCTAGTCCACCTTCGGTTTCCATTCCTTTCGGGTGGGCCGCAGGCGCTCCTGAGCGGAGGCGATAGGATCGCTGAAGGGATCCATTAGCAACCCCTTTTGGTTCCACTGACCCCTCCAAGGACTGACCGCAAAGTGCAGTCGCCATCCTCAGAATTCTCAGCTTCCCCTTGGGAGCTCTTTTGGTACCTTCACTCTCATCTGCCTGACGGCAAACGAGGTCCCGAGCGGCGGCTTTCTAGCCCAGTCTCGCTCCCCTTAGTGGACTTTGCGACAAACATATTTCTATGAATGTCCTACTCGTCGCTATCGAGGTTAAATAAAGGTTCGATTACCGCCGGATACGTGCTGATCACACTCTGTACCTTCACCAGGTCCAGGCTGTACTCAGCGCTGTACTTCCATTCACGTCTATTACCTTTTCAGGGTTCAATCGCAGGTATAGCCTTGGCTAACTGAGGCTCCTTTCTCCGATTATTATCAGAGTGCTGGGTCCCTATCTTACAAGGGCTCCGCTCTTAACGTTTGTTCCCACACGGAATTTCTTTATCTCGGTCCCGCCGATGGAGTCTCTACTGACTTGAAAGTCTAGTAGGGGCCTTCACTATAAGGCGCCCGACAATCTTGGCCCAATCTCCCCGTAGCAGGTATCGCTCCTGTAGCGGGTGTTCGAGGTCTGTGCTCCGATCCTGTTCTGCAGGACCGTACCCGTGCAAACGGAATACAGCGGCGAAGCTGCGTTACCGCCACACGCGGCGTTCTTGAGGCAGTGCCCCTACTTTAGGTGCCAAGATCCGACGTGCCGATAGATCCGGTAAACCTGTACGTCAACGACGTACTCCGGCCCCTAGGTTGACCTCGGGAGGAGTTCCCTCCCTGGATATCGGTTTCCGGATACCCACGCATCAAACCCTTTTAGGGTCGCGTTTCACCGTCCGAACCGGTGCTTAGAGACGATTGGTTATCGTCCCCGTGCACGAGTTCACACTAAGAACTATTGGTCTCTCGACCTCCAGGACTAGAGCTGACGATGTTAGCTTCGGTCCTCGGTATGAGAACCAGCCAGGGCATTGCCC